CGGCGGTTCGGGTCGCTGCGGTCCTTCCGTGGTCCCGATGCGCAGGACCGAGCCTATGCGGCCGGGCAATGGTGTCTGGCGATCCTCGGCGGGGACCAGCGGGCGGCCCAGTGGTGTGCTGACAACGGCATCGAGACCCGAGCTTTGCAGACCACGAGCAACAATCTCGGCGGCTTCCTTGTCCCCGAGCAGATGGAGACCGCAATCATCGATCTGCGGGAAGAGCGTGGGGTCGCCCGTCGGGTGCTGCGCATCCGCCCGATGCAGTCCGACACCTTGATTGTCCCCCGGCGACAATCCGGCGTGACCGCGTATTTCGTCTCCGAGAATGCCGAGATCACGGCCAGCGACAAGGGCTGGGACACGGTCAGTCTGACGGCCCGCAAGCTGGCGGTCTTGACCAAGTACTCCAGCGAATTGTCGGAGGACTCGGTCATTTCGATTGCCGACGATCTGGCGCAGGAGATCGCCTACGCGTTCGCCGACAAGGAGGACGAATGCTTGTTCAACGGTGACGGCACCAGCACTTACGGCGGGATCGTCGGCCTGAAGAACGCCCTGGGCGACGGCAGCGAAGTCACTGCCATCACCGGCAACACCGCGTTTTCAACCCTCGATCTTGAGGATTTCGAAGCGATGGTGGGCAAGCTGCCTCAGTTCGCCGTCAACGGCGCGCGGTGGTACATCAGCCGGGTGGGTTGGGCCAACTCCATGCTGCGGCTGGCGGAGGCGGCTGGCGGTAACACCGTGGCCCAGATCGCTGGCGGTGCCCCCCTGCAATTCCTCGGGTTCCCGGTGGAAATCGTGCAGGTGATGAATTCCACGACCACGGCCCAGACTTCAACGGACGGTATTGCCTACCTCGGCAATCTCGATCTGGCGGCCTCGATGGGTTCACGGCGTGGCATCTCGATCGCCGTCGATAGTTCGCGATATTTTGAATTCGATCAACTCGCGATCCGTGGCACCGAGCGTTTTGACATCAATGTGCATGAAAAGGGTACGGCGAGCGTTGCCGGTCCCGTGATCATGCTGAAGACCCCCGGTTCGTAAGGAGCCTGATTCATGATTCATGCACAGAATACCAAGTGGGTGTCGGTCACTCCCCCGGCTGCCATCGTCGACAATGCCAGTCTGACCACGGCGAGCATCGACACGTTGGGGTACGAATACTTGGAAGTGTTCGTGTACCTTGGGGCCACCGACATTGCGATGACTGCCCTGAAGCTTCAGGAGTCGGATACAGACAGCAGCTTCGCGGATGTTACCGGCCTGGTCTACGGCACTTCGGTCAGCATCGCGGGAACCACTGCGGCACTGCCGACTGCGACCGACGACAACAAGTGCTTCAAATTCGAGGTCGATTTGCGAGGCCGCAAACGCTACTTCGACCTTGTCGCCACGTGTGGTGATGGGTCTACCGGAACCTTTGCGACAGCATTCGCGTTGCTGTCGCGGGCGACGGACACACCGGTCACTGCGGCCGAGCGTGGGTTCGGCAACATCGTGAGGCTGCCCACCTAATGCGCGTGGAACTCCTCACAACTTGGAAGGGATTCCGGGCGGGTAAGACAATCGATCCGCCTGATGGGGTGGCCAACCTACTCATCAGGCGGAGGATTGCCAAGCCCGCGTTGGAACAGATCGAACAGACTACGGCTGTCCCGCATTACGAGCGGGCGGTCCGTCGTCAGAACAGAGGGCGATAAGCCATGCCGTGGGACCGTGCGAGACCGTTGGAGTCGATGCAGAGCGTTCGCTCTTCTGTGCGCGTGAGCGTCCAACCGACGGTCGAGCCGGTCAGCGTGGCCGAACTGAAAGAGCACGCGAGGATTGACCACGGCCACGAAGACGAGCGGCTTGCCGGACTGATCAAGACGGCCCGTATCATGGTCGAGAAAGACACGCGGCGAAAACTCTGCGCGCAGACCGTCGTCCTCAATCTCGACTACCTGCCGACGTACATTGTCCCGGAGGTGCTGCCGATCCAGAGCATCACTTCGATTCAGTATTACGACGCAAACAACACCCTTCAGACTCTGGCATCGGCAACCTACGAAACGGATCTGTACGCGGAGCCGATCTTGATTCGGCCCGCGTTTGGCCAGACATGGCCCACGACCTACGACCGGTTCAACGCTGTCGCGGTCACCATGCAGGCGGGATACGGTGCTGCCAGTGCTGTGCCAGACGACGCGAAGCAAGCGATTCTGTTGCTGGCCAGTCATTGGGTTGAGAATCGCGAAGCTGTGCTGTCTGGGACAATCTCGAAGGAAATCGAGCTGTCATACTCTGCCCTCACTGATCGGTTGAAGTGGGGGAACTACGCATGAGGGCGGGCAAACTGTCAAGGCGGGTCGAGGTGCAACGGCTGTCGGCCTCGGTCAACGGGGCGGGACAGATCGACGAAACGACAGCGGGGAACTGGGTCACGTTCGCCGTGCGGTGGTGCGAGATGGCCACCCGTGGGAGTCGGGAATTCTTTCGTGGCGTCGAAGTCGCGGCGGACATCACGCATCAAATCACGATGCGATCAGACCCGCAGAGCAAGGCATTCACCGTCAAGCAGCGGCTGCGAATGGGCGACAGGATTTTTAACATCAGCGGCCCCCCGCTGGACGTGGACGAGGGGGACGAGATGGTCCGGTTTCCGGCCGTGGAGGTGGCGCAAGATGGCTGAGCCGACACGAGCCCAGAAGATCGCCGGACGACAAGCAAATGCAGTCAAGACCCTTGCCGGGCTGAAGGCGACCACCTTTAAGCTGACTGGAGATAAGCAACTGCTGAAGGCCTTGAACAGCGTTCGGGACTCGGTGGCCCGTAATGCGATGAAGACCGCGATTACAAAGGCGGCCCGGATTCTGGCAAAGGAAATGAAGAACGCGGTCCCTGTCCAGTTCAAGGCCGCAAAGGTGCTGTTCGGGTCGCGCATGCAACGGGCCACGGGCGGGATGTTTGCAGCCAAAGCCGGGGCGGGCGTTGGCAACACGGCAAAGAAAGAAGCGAAACGGGGCAAAGGCAAGCGTAAGGGCGTCGGCATGAGCGGTGCCAACATCCATTGGATGGTTCTCGGTACAAAGTCTCGAACGGTCAAAAAGACGCGGATGTACCGCAATGGAAAACTCGTCGAGGTGACGAACTGGCCGACCGGTGAGATGCCGGGCATTTTGAAAAACGTGGTCAAACAAGGCTTTGCGGCTGGCCAATCGAAAGCATCCGCGTTGATCCGCGATGAGATCCGAGCCAGGTTGGCGAAGGTGAAGCCAAATGGCAATTGAGATCGGGCTCCGCACGCTGCTACTTGCTCAGTCGTCGATCACGACTCTGGCCCCCTCGCAGACTGTCGGCGGTGTGGTGTTCGACGCGGTGTTTTTGGACAACCCGGCGGAAGGCGTGAAGCCCCCTTACGTGATCATCACGCAGACCGGTCACGATCCATACAAGCGACTCGACGGCACCGGAGGCACGCTGCGAAAGACTGAGTTGGACATCGATTGTTACGCAAGCAACCGGCCTGCATCGATTGCGTTGGCTGCTGCCGTGGACACGTTCCTACGCGACTACGTGGGGGCAGCCGGGGCATCAGACACGATCAACGCAGTCCTCTGGGAAAATGCACGGGATGACGTGGTCTTCACCGGCGATGGGCGAGATCAACGCCACTACGTGCGAAGTCTTCAGTTCTCGATTCAGCACACTTAGGAGGTGCATTCATGGCGATTGTGAAGTCCAAGGGTACGAAACTTCAGCACACGGTTGCCGCGAGTCTTGTCGACATCGCGCAGATCCTTTCGATTGAGCACAGCGGTAGCGGGTCTGAGACATTCGAGTCTACGACCCTTGACGGCGGCACCTACAAGACATTCGCTCCAACGGGGTATTCAAACCCCGGGCAGGTGTCTGCTGAGATCTTCTATGATCCGGCGTTGGCAGGACATCAGGCGGTTACCGACCTGATCGCGACACCTGCAACGAACGCGATGAAGATCATCTATGCCGACACGGCTGCAACCAATCAGGCGTTTACCTCGGCTGGCGTGGAGTTCGGGGCGACCGTCGCGATGGATGACGGCTTGAAAGCATCGCTCACCTACACCGTGACCGGCGATCCGGGGTGGCCTAGCTGATGCAAGCCAAGATCATTCGCGAAGACATCGAGATCAGCCCCTCTGCTGTGCTGTCTGAGGACGAGCAGGCGCAGACCGTCATGGTCGATACGTGGCGAAACGGGCAGATGGAGCCGGTGCGGTTCTGGAAACTCGGAGCCATTGTGTCGCGGCCTGATTCCTACATGTTGGTACGTATGGGGATCGCCGAGCCGGAAGACAAGGAATGCCTGCAGCGTGCGGCCATGACTCCCGACGATTTCCGGCAGGCACAGCACGCAGCCCGCAGGGTGACGGCGGGAATCTCCCCGGAGGACTTCCCGTTGTACGACGCGGGAATCATCACAGGTTACAACCCCGACGGCACCTATGTCCCCGGCCCGAACTGGGACCAGATGCCGCAAGAAGACGAAGACGAGGACGACGAGTGAGCCGAAAAGCACTTCTGAAGCGGGTTCCCAAGCGGGTCGAGATCAACGGGGAAACCGTGATGGTCAGGCCCCTGACTCTCCGTGAGGCGGGCCAGTTTGACGCACTGGTGAAGGCCGAGAAGAACACTGATCTGATCCGGTTCATGGTGTCGTCTGTGGTCACCGACTCGGAGGGGCAGCCTCTTTTTGCGGTGGACGATCCCGAGATTGACGACATCCCCACCGACGTGATTCAGCAACTCTCCGACGCTGTCGCCAAGATCAGCAACCCCGGCAAATTGGAGACGGCAGTAAAAAACTGACGGCCGATGATGATGTGTTGTGGGTGATCCCCT